TATGAATGGTCCGACCCAGATAACGACGACTACTCATAAATTTACAGAAAGTATAACTGACATACATAAGCCTGATGAATATTCAGCTGCCACAGAAAATCTACCAAATGAAATAGATGGACGCACGGATTATAAAAAAGATGCGACTCGCTATGGCGATTGGGAACACAAAGGTAGATGTATTGATTTTTAAGGGGTGATAGAATTAAAAGTAAATTACATTGGACCACTGAAGTAAGTGAAAAGGGATTACTTGCTATCATCGGTATACTTACGATGATAGCAGCAGGACTCGACATATATCAGATGGTGTGGATCGATATGAAGATAGAACTGGCAGACCTGTTTCTGTTATTCATCTATGCAGAGATCGTCGGTATGGTCGGGGTGTTTTACACAAGCAATCGAATACCTGTTACTTTACCGATCATAATCGCTATTACAGCGCTATGTAGACTCATAGTTCTGAACAGTAAAGATGCAGATCCATTAGTGCTGATGGCAGAAGCAGGAGCGATACTTGTATTATCAGTCGCAGCTTATGTTATGAGTATGAAAGATAAACTCAGTTTGGAGAAGGACAGACAATTATAAGTTATATATAGTATATGACTTGGTATTATAATAATGAACCTTTTACGAGTGAAATGATAGGCGACTATGTCGGTTTTGTTTATGAAATTACAGACAAATCCAACGGCCTTAAATACATCGGTAAGAAAGGTCTTATTTCAAGAAGAAAATTACCGCCTTTGAAAGGCAAAAAGAGAAGGCGAGTAAAAATTGTTGAGACAGATTGGCAAGACTATTATGGTTCAAGTGAAACAGTAAAGCTACTCGTCGAAGAAAATGGAAAAGAAAACTTTCATCGTGAAATAATACGTCTGTGTAGAAAAAAAGCGGAAATGAGTTACTATGAAGCCAAACGACAATTTGAGTTAGATTGTTTATTATATCCGGAGCAGTATTACAATGAGTTTATTGGATGCAAGATAAATCGATGGCACCTATTGACAAAAAAGAAGAATTGAAATATAATGTATTTGACAAATTGCCTACGATAGGCAATCCTGGCGAATCTTGGGATATGTTTTTAGTTCGTAAATTGAAAGAATATAATGAATATCATAATAGCCGGTCCCTGTCAGATTGAAAGCGTAGATCAGGGGAATATTATTGCTACCGTGTGTAAGTCCGTATGTGAAAAATACGGCTATGACTATTATTTCAAGTCATCATTCGATAAAGCAAACAGAACAAGCATTAGTGGTCATCGAGGAATGGGCCTTAAAGAAGGCATCGATGCTATTTTCAAAGTGAGTCAGCAAGTTCAAGTGAAAACTTGTGTTGATTTTCATGACGTCGATCAGATCCGTCTTTGTGAGGATTGGGGATGGTTGCCAGACATCATACAGATACCGGCATTTCTCTGTAGGCAAACCGATCTTCTATTAGCAGCAGTACAAACAGGAAAGCTTGTAAACATCAAGAAAGGTCAGTTCCTTGCTCCCTGGGATGTGACGGGAATATTATCCAAGACCGGAACTGAAAATGTAATGATTACCGAGAGGGGAACGAGCTTTGGATACAACACTCTTGTTGTTGATTATACTGGGCTTGAGTATATGCTCAATAATTATGACGTACCGATTGTGTTTGATGGGACGCATGCAGTCCAAAAACCTGGGGGACAGGGTTCGAGTAGCGGTGGGAATCGTGATTATGTTCCTGGTCTTTGTCGTGCTGCCGCCGCTCTTGGGGTCCGTAATTTTTTCTTAGAGGTACACGAAGATCCAGATAACGCACCATCGGACGGTCCGAATATGCTATGGCTGTCTGATTTTGAAAATGTATTAAGAGACATAAAGGATTATCAATATGAAAGAGGGCAAAGTATGGGGGACCACGGAAACCTTATTGACTACCAACACAGTCGAGGTGCACCGCATTAAAATAAATCCACGTAGCTATTGCTCGATGCATAAGCACGAGTTCAAGTGGAATATGTTTTATGTGATAAAAGGTAGGTTGTATATCGAAGTGGAAAAAAATAATTATGACTTGACGGATGTTACAGAATTATTCCAGGGGCAGTATACTTCGGTCAAGCCTAACGAGTTTCACAGGTTCTTCACGAAAGATGAGCCTGTAGAAGCACTCGAGGTATATTACCTAAATTCAATCAGTGAAGATATAGTTCGAAAAACAGTGGGTGGTGTAGAATGACAGATTTACCTGAACACCTGGGTGGACACTTAAATAAAGTTCACACAGACAGAGGTTCTCTATTGTACCTCAAAGAAAAATATAATATTAAAACGATGTTGGATGTCGGTTGTGGTCCAGGGCATATGGTTAAGATTGCCAATGACCGTGGTATTCGAGCATGGGGCATCGATGGTGATTTTACATTAGATTTTGAGTTAGGACTTAGAGAGAGTATCATTATACATGATTACTGCGATGGACCGAGTAATATCACCCGTGATTTTGATTTATGCTGGTCGGTCGAGTTTCTTGAACACGTAGAAGAAAAATACTTACCCAATTTTATGGCTGACATTGCTAAATGTAAATATGTAATCTGCACCGCTGCTCCTCCTGGTCAAGCGGGTCATCATCACGTAAACTGTCAAGATTTAGATTATTGGAGAGAGGTGTTTGATGAGTACGGATTTGATTACGATGAAGCAGAAACTCAAAATGTCAAAGATCACTCCAATATGCATAAACCCTTTATTAAAATGAACGGTATGTTCTACAGGAAAAAATCATGAGTGATGTAATACGTATGTTCATTGGAACATCAAGTAATGGCGAAGACAATCCCATTGAAGCAATCTATGAATATTCATTGAGAAAAAACTGCTCTCAGGAACTTGACATAGTTTGGATGAAACAAACAAGAGACCCGACTTCTTTTTGGCATGGATTTAATACACAATTTTGGCCAACACCTTTTAGTGGATACAGATGGGCTATTGCGGAGTACTGTAACTATGAGGGTCGTGCTCTCTACACTGACTGTGACATGATAAACTTCAAAGACATCTCGGAACTTTGGAATACTGATATGCATGGTAAACCTCTTGCTGCCCGTAAGGGCACACGCTTCGGAGGGCATGAGTTTTGTGTTACTCTAATTGACTGTGCAGCATTTAAAAAAGTAGCCGATGTGCCTGTATCGAGACAACGCACTCTTGATAACTATCATCAGCGCTGTATAGGTCATTTTAGTGGCAACGATGATCTGGTGCACGAACTTGATGCGAGATGGAACTGCCTCGATGGTGAAAACTATATGATCGAAGACCTGTGGCATCTGCATTGGACAAATATGGCTACACAGCCATGGCGCCCTGGTTGGTTTACGGGCACACCCACTGAACATCCGAGAGCAGATCTTGTTACAATGTTTGAAGACATGCTGATTGAGGCCAACGATGCTGGTTATGATGGGCAAATAGCAGAGTATCCACCCTTTAATTACAACATTATAGGTAGATAAAAATGTTTGAGATCAAGGGCGACAAACCTATGGGTGATGTTTTATTTGCATCTTGTGATAGTAAATATTTCAATAATTTTGGAATACCTCTGCTGTATAGTGCCAACGATCATGAACACACTTTACATCTACACGTCATAAATCCCACAAGCGATGACATTGTTACGTTAAAAGATCTACAGGTAAAAAAAGATTTCACATATACGATAGAAGAAAATAATATTCAATCAAGAGAGTATTATAGCTGCAATAGATTTATGGTGGCTCCTACATTCCTTGAAACAGCAGATAGACTATTAATCATAGATACGGACTGCTTGGTGATGAATAAAATGGAGTTTCCAGAAGCAGATTTTGGATTATTTTTAAGAGATCCTTTGCCGGGTACTGTTGGCTGGGAGCAGGAGGGGACCCATGTTGCGGCGGGAATGGTGTTGTTATCAAAACAATCAATGGAATTTGCGAAGGATCTATCAAAAGCACTCTACGAACATGAATTGATTTGGTTTTTGGATCAAGTGATGTTGTGGCGCCTATATAATGTCTACAAAGATGAATTATTCTTTCACCAGTTCACCGCAGATGATATGGACTGGGAATTTTTACCCGATACCAAAATCTGGACGGGAAAGGGTCCAAGAAAGTACGACAATGAAAAATACTGTGGAGTTCAACAAAAATACAGAGATATGCATGTTTCATGATTTTTTAAAGCGCAATAGGATATCACACCATAGAGCTCTGGCAATATCTCCTGACTATGATAGTGCTGAAGAAATAGAAGAAGATGCTAAAAAAGCAAGCAGTGTAGAATTATGGAATAGATGCTTGCAAAATATGTTCGATGCTGATGTTTATAGTGCTTATAAAAGTATTGATAAACCTCCGTTTAACGATCCAGATCTCGTGAGGACTGGATTACATCCATTTCGTCGTGTCTACAGTCAATATGCTCATGAGAAAAGAACATCTAATTCCTTCAACAACGTCGTATTCAATAGAACTGGATTGTGTATTTTTAATAACTATCTTGATGAAGAAGTAGTCGATGTTATTAAAAAGGAGTTTGAGCATTTTAAAATTGGCGTGGTAAATAAACAACAACACAACATCATTGCAATAAATGATGAAAAAGCGCCTCATATGATGAAGGCCCTGCACAAAATGAAAGATCTGATCATCAGCTTGATATCTGAAAAAGAGACTAAAGAGATTAGATTGAAGTATTTTACGAACACGTTTGCTCAAAGAGTAGATAATGATCCAAACGATAATGACAATCAAAAGAATGCACATGTTGATACGTTTTTTCCAGCAATAAAGTGGTGGTACTTTCCAGATGAGGTAAAGTTAGAGGATGGTCCTCTCTGTTATGCTAAAAACAGCTGCTATCCTCATGCAGAATATTTGGATTGGATGTATCAAGAATCCCTCAAATGTTTAGATGAGTCATACGATAACTGGAAACTCAAAGATCATAAAGAAGGATCCTTTCGAGCGAGTGACGAAGAGTTAAAAAACATGGGGTTTGAAATCAAACCAGTAGCAGTAGATGCAAATACACTTGTCATCGCAAACGTATCTGGTTTTCACCGACGAGGAGATACAAAAGTAAGGCATGTGCGTAATGCAATACACGGTTCGATAAGAATTGACAACCCGTTTGATTGGCGCTGATAATGAAACTTCTATATCTGTCACCAAGGCTTGATTGCTCATTCAAGAAAGGGCATGTTCCGGATGTCGAGGGCCCACCAAATAATCCCGTAAGAGTTTATTGGGTAGAGTTTGAAAAAAGGGTGAGTGAGTTCTGTGAACGACACGGACATGAGTTTGTGCAGTTGAAAAAAGCACTATGGCAGTTCACCCCGGATGATGTTAAAAACTCCGATTGTGATCTTGCGCTGATCCCACATCACGACTTTAGAAGCTTTGATGCTGGTCCAAGGGGTCGATACTACATGCAGATGGGATTCCCGTGGTTGTTCTCTATTGACAGTAAAGGATGGTGCGGTGATGAATCGATTTGGCCCATGCAGCTCGTTGAGGGCAAGCGTGATAAAATACTTCTGGAATTTCTAAAAAAAGAAATGGTTGATAAAAATATAAGCAAATTTGCTCAGCCAAATGAAAAGGTAAAATTGCCAGAAAAATATATTTTATTCTGCTGTCAGTTACCACATGACATGACAATCAGATATCACAGTAACACTACAGTGGATAAAGCTCTAATTCAAACAATGGATTTTGCACACAGCATCGACACACCCGTTGTAGCGAAGGGTCATCCTATTAATCCAGGTTCCATGATAGAGCTACGAAGTGTGTTTGAAAGTAGAAAGAGACCTGGTGACATGTGGGTGGATACCGCAAGTATTCATCATTGTCTCGCTGGGTGTGAAGCAATGTTTTCAGTCAATTCGGGTGGCACTGGTCTTGATGCCATATTACACGAAAAGCCAATTTTTGTTTTTGGTAGAGTAGACTATCAATGCATTGCACACACGTTTGACATTAATATAGAAGAGACATGGAAAGAGAAAAGCAAATTTATTGACAAATATTCAGATTTTATTTATAGTTATTATATAAATCGTTATGATGTAAACTCCCCTGAATCCTTTGATGAGTTGAATAATGAAGCGCTACGATAATGTTCATATAAGAGGAGCTTTAGGTACTCAGTTCATGTCCATCTTCATACTGAGCAGCCAAAAAGATATTTTTATAGATGAGTTTATTTTATCAGCTGCCAACTGTGTTGATCACGCGAAAATATTATATGCACCGCAATATATGTATCCTAAAGTAAAAATAAAATTATCTGTAGATAATAACTCTACGGCAAAGGATTTTAACGTATCCCAGTGGCCAGAGATGACAACTGAAGAATATCAAGAAAGGTGGAAACGGTTCAATGAAAAATGGAAAATGATTGAAGTCTCAGGTCTCCCAAAGAGATATGATGTGATCTTACACGCAAGGGGGACTGACAGACCATTTTTAAGCAAGGACATGCTCATAGATATAGCGGGCAAACATGATAATATCTATGTAACGGGAGAGGATCCGGAACTCACAAAACACATACCTGCTCATGATTTAAGTACGAATAATCCAGTTTGGGACTGGTACACGTTACAGAAAGCAAAAGAGGTGCATGGGGGTTGTTCTACATTTATGATGTCCGCTGCTATGTTATCTCCCACCACAAAATTTGTATTTTATAAGACTGAAGGCATGGATCCGAACAGTGAAAAGATAATAGACAGGCTTGTGAAAGTCTTGCCTAATGCTGATATATATAATTAGTATGATTGACTTGTAAAGGATGATTTTATGAAGATAGGTGTTATCGGCAAGGGCTTTGTCGGATCTGCTGTATATGATGGTTTAGGACAACTTGATCATGATATGTCTTTCCACGATCCTAAGTATGATACAAACATACTAGACATCAAATATACCGAAATAGTTTTTGTATCCGTCCCGACCGATATGAGGGAGGATGGAACTTGTGATACGTCTGTCGTTGAATCTGTATTGGATCAGCTGACAGGTATGCAGTATCGTGGTATCGTCGCTATCAAGTCAACTGTAGTTCCTGGCACTACAAGGGATCTTCAAGAAAAGTTTGGAGGTCTACAGATTTGCTGCGTACCCGAGTTTCTACGTGAAAGGTCGGCGCTAACAGATTTTGTTTTGGAGCATGATGTCTTAGTGGTCGGGACTACTGATGAAAATGTTGCCACGAGGGTGGTCAGGGCACATGGGAACTTACCCAAACAGGTGAGGATAGTGACCCCGACCGAAGCGGAACTCTGTAAATATTTCAACAACGTGTTTAATGCTCTACGGATCACGTTCGCGAATGGCTTTTATGATGTATGCAGTAATTTGGATGCGGACTATCAAAAGGTATATGATGCAATGACGCAGCGTAGTAATATCGACGGGCAGTATCTAAGAGTCTCGAAGAATTTGAGAGGGTTTGGTGGTTACTGTTTACCAAAAGACTCTGCTGCTTTTGCTAGATTGGTTGACACGATTTATGGTGACCGTGCGCATGAGTGCCCAACTATCTTTGATAGTATTGTCGATGACAACAAATTATATGAAACAACGGTGTTTGAAGGGATGAGAAAATGAAATATCCATTGGCTAGCAACTCTTGGGGAGATGAGGAGATCGAGGCTATACACAGCGTCATCGAATCTGATATGTACACAATGGGCGAAAAGGTCAAGCAGTTCGAAAAAGAGTTTGCCGCTGAAATGGGTTGTAAACATGCTGTGATGGTAAACAGTGGCTCATCTGCTAATTTGATTATGCTGACGGCTGCTAAGATTAAGCACGACTGGAGTAGCAATTTTAACATCATCGTGCCATCAGTCGCATGGTCGACTACTTACTATCCCGTAAAACAGATTGGCGGTACTCTTAACTTCGTTGATGTTAAATCAGAAACAATGAATATTGATCCGGTTAAAGTTGGCAAAGCTATTGACAAAGATACGAAGGCAATACTGGCAGTAAACTTACTCGGCAATCCTGCTGATATGTTTGCGCTAAAACTCTTGGCACAAATCCACAATCTAGTTTTATTAGAGGACAACTGTGAAAGTTTCGGTGCTACAGTAAATGGTAAGTTTACTGGGACTTTCGGAGATATGGGAAGTTACTCGTTTTTCTTCAGCCACCATCTTCAAACAATGGAAGGCGGTATGATTGTCACAGATGATGATGAGCTGATGGAGATTATGAGATCAGCACGTGCTCACGGTTGGATCCGTGAGATGTCCGATGACAATAAATGGCATGAAAAGTCGGGCGATCCTTTCAAAGAACCTTTTGTATTTGCCATACCTGGATACAGTGTTCGGCCATTAGAGATGAGCGGTGCTATCGGCTCAGTTCAGCTAAAAAAATGGAAGAAGAATGTTGAGATGAGGAGGAAAAATGCAAAGGTTGTTCAAAAGCTGTTTGCGGACGAACCTTGTAAATTACAGCAGGTGATGTCAGGGCATGATAGTAGCTGGTATGGGTTTTCATTTTTAGTTGAAGATAGAGATCGTGTCGTAAAAGAGTTGATGGATGCGGGTGTACAGTTGAGACCGATAATGACGGGTAACATGCTGCAACAGCCTGTTATGAAATATTTGGAACCAGTGAAAACATCACATCCTTACACAGAGAGCGATAAGATAGAAGAAATGGGCTTCTTCCTAGGTAATCATCCATATGATGCTGAAGAAGATTTAACACAGGTGCATAAATTAATGGCACCATTACTTTCTAAAAAATAGGACATAGTGAATATGCGTTATTTGGTTACGGGTTCAAGTGGATTTATTGGTACACCTCTAGTAAAGGCTCTTCGGGAGAGACCCGACTCAGAAGTATTTGAGTGGGATCGGGAGCACGGTGATTTAAAGGAGGACGGTAATACGTTTCCAGATGTTGACGTTATCGTGCATTTGGCAGGGTTCAACAGCACGAAGAACTTCTATGATATGTCATTCGATGTGATTATGGACAATATGCTATCGACACTTTATGTCCTGAAATATTATCGTGAGAAATATGAAGGTCGTGAGGATAAACCTCTTTTCGTTTATGCAGGGACACCGGAGTGTGCCACTGGTGCAGTCGAAGACTTCGGGTATCCTATTCCGACTGATGAGGCATGCCCTCTTGTCGTTCCAGATCCCACAAACACTCGTTGGAGTTATGCTGGCTCGAAAGGTCTCGGCGAACAGGCTGCTATCTGTAGTGGCTTGCCCTGGATTGTATTCAGACCAAATAATATCTATGGTCCGAGGCAGAAAAATCATTTCGTGCCCGAGTTTATCGAACGGGTCGTTCTGGAAAATGATTACAGCATCTATGGCTGGGAAAATACCAGGAGTTGGTTGTATATCGATGACTGTGTTGATGCGTTGGTACGTTTAATTCACACCGAGGAAGCTGTAGGCGAGATTGTTAATATCGGTAGCAATGATGAAACCGAAGTAATTACCCTGGCTGAGATTATGTTGGAGCACTTAGGGATCGATAAAAATTTAATTATCAAGAATGATGCTCCGGTAGGATCTGCAAATCGTCGGATGCCTGACATAACTAAGTTGAAGAAACTCACAGGGTGGGAGCCCACAACTAACTTACACGATGGACTAAAGGTAACGGTTGAGTATGAGAAAAATAAACTTCTGGGATAAATGCGGCCATCATAATCACACAGATGACTGCTATGCCATCCATGCAAAAAGAGCAAAAACTTTAGAGTATGCAAATGATGGTACAGGTTCGTTTGATGTTTATACACATGATGCCTTTCACCTCGTATACGAAACCGGATTTACTAACCTGAAGGTGGGTTGGCTTCAGGAACCGAGGGATATTAATGCTCAGTGGTATAATGCAATAGAGGCAAATCACCACCAATTCTTTCAGCCAGGTGGTTTTAACTACATTATTACGCACGATCAGAAGTTACTCGACCTGGATCCTCGATTTATCTTTATTTTAGGGAATGGGTTTTGGATCAAGGAGCCTCAGGTATACCCCAAGAGCAAACTGATCTCGATGATTTCATCGACCAAGACCTTGTGTGCGGGTCATCATTACAGGTTGTCCTGGGTAGAGCGCTTGAGAGATAAGCTCGACCTGTATGGGCGAGGATTTAATGAGATATCACTGAAAGAGGAGGGTCTACGAGACTACATGTTCTCGGTGGCTATCGAAAATCAGATCAGCGATAAATGGATAACCGAAAAGGTATTCGACTGCTTTGCAAGCGGCACAATCCCTATCTATGGGGGAACCAGAAGGATCGTAGAGCATTTTAACCCTGACGGCATCATATTTTTAGAGGACGGGTTCGATCCTGCTGACCTGACAGAGGATATGTACTATGACCGGATGGATGCGATCCAAGACAATCTTGAAAGGGTCAAACCATTAGAGATACCCGTAGATTTCATATTTGACCCATTTTTTGTCGGCATCGAAAATACTCAATAAAAAAATGCTAAGTGTTTGATATGTAACAAAACTTTTTTTAAAAAATTTGTTTACATCTCCTGTAGTACCTGTTAGTATGTATATATGATGAATAAGGAAAAGGAGAATAATATGAAAGTAAATAATCGCGTCCGTTGGCACTCTGCTGCTGGTATCCTCGAAGGTACCGTTAAGCGAGTCGATATAGATAAGA